TTTTTATGGTTTACAAAGATACTAATAAAAAACCTACGGCTGCGAAGCGTTTGAGTATGCTTACACCGGATGGGTTGAGGAGAAGGGTCTTAGATGCTATCCCTACATGGGAGAAGTGGCACAGAGTATTACGACAAGTGGCTGTCTTGTTACCTACACATGGCGATATAGATGCGATTGCTGAGGCTTTGGAGATGACATCTGACTCTTTAGAAAAGTTGATTAAGAAAAACCCCGATTTTGAAAAATTTTTGGAGGCTTACGCCTCTACTGGTGAATACCCTGTACAAGAAAGCAAGGGGGTTATATTAAAACATAGTCATCTTGTAGAACAGTTAGCCAACGAGTCTAGTGTTATTGCGTTAATCAAATTAGAAAGAAGTAATAAGTCTAACTTAGACCAGAAGATTGTAGAGGATGCCGGTTGGTACCTTAATATTAAGCATGATTCCGAAAAATATAAACAGTTCGTTGACCACAACACTACTAAGTATAGAGAAAAGATAGAATATAAAGCAGCACAGGCTAAGAGTAGCTCTAACGGTAGTGGCTTACAACACTTTAAGCAAACCATAGACCCAGAGGAACTAGCTCCTGTTGAATAAATATACTTACATGCCTACAGAATGGCAGAAAAAACTACATGGCGTTAAGTCTAGGGTTAAATATATATGGGCTGGTCGTAGGGCTGGTAAAGGTAGAGCAGTTATTCAGGAAGCTTTAAGTCTTATAGATGAAACATCTAAGAAAAAGTTTGTAGTTAATGGTGTTGATATGACTAATACCCTAGTACCCCCTATACATGTATGGACAGTGGCTCCTACACGGGCACAGATGAGACAGGTATGGAATGAAATGAAAGCTTTTATCCCTGAACATTTAATTAAGAAAAGAGTAGCCGGTCAAGCAGGTGGTAGAGGTTCTGGCTGGAAAGAAGATGAGATGTTTGTAGAACTAGAGATGAGAGATGAATTAGGTAATTGGCTTCCGGGTACACACAGAAGAACTGTATTGTGGGAGTTAAAGTCAGCAGATAACCCTGAGTCATTACAGACTGTAGGATTAGACTTTTTACACATAGCTGAGGGTCAGGATATTAAAGAAGCTGCATGGCATAAGGTAAGACCTACTCTTAACTCTCCGGGTAGAATGGGTAGGGCTTGTATAGAAGGTATACCACCTATATCTAGGTCTCACTGGTTCTCTAGGAGGTTTCGTGCTGCAGAAAACAAACCAGACAATAATGCAGTATCTATAAGAGCAACTACATTTGATAACCACTATCTTAGTAAAGAACAGTTAGAAGATATACAAAAAGAAAAAGAACTAACTACAGAAGCTATATGGGAGAGACACTATATGGCTAAACAACCTGAAGGTGCTGGTGGGTTCTTTTCTAAAATACATGAAGCTAGTACTGGTAGAGAACAGTTAAGACCCTCTGCAGATAGACAGTATGTAGCTGGATTAGACTTAGGTAAACAAGTAGACCCTACAGTATTAATTATTAAAGATAGAGTAACTAGAGAGTCTGTATATGCTATGGAAATGCTTAAGACAGACTGGGTACTACAGAGAGAAAGTATAGCTAAGGAATGCGAAGATTGGGGTGTGCAAGAAGTTAGAATAGATAGTTCAGGTATGGGTGGTGATGTAATCTATGATGAGCTATTAGCTATGAATGTACCGGTAGTAGCATTTAAGTTTACACCACAGTCTAAATACCAATTATTTCTTAACTATGCTATAGCCTTACAAAATGGTACTGTGCATTTTCCTACATCTTGGGATAAACTAAAGAATCAGATGGAGGCGATAGAGGTGAAACAGTCCGGTATGGGTTATCAGTTTTCACACCCTGATAGTCCACATGATGACTGGGTAGATGCTGAATGTTTAGCATTAATGGCTTGTGACCCAGCTATGCTAGATGAAAACCAACAGCAAGTGGTACCTAGTATAAGGACTTTAGAACCTTTAGGTGGTGTGTCAAATACTTCTAGGATTATTCAGAGAATAAAAAGAGAAAGAAGAAGAAAACAAATAGAGGAGCTTCAAAATACTCACCCTGATTTGGTGCTAAATGGAGTTCCGTTAACACTTGAGGAGAATGTCCAATGGCAATGAGTTATGCTGAAATGGAAAGTGCTGCAGAACAGACTGCAAATTTTTTATCTGCATCTCCAGAAGATGAACCAGAACTTACTTTACAATGGATTAGAGCACAAATGTCACAAGAAGGAGTCATGGCTTCCTTCCGTAATTTTTATAGAAACTGCGAAGAAGCAGATGATTTTTATTTAGGTGATTTTGATTTTTCAGTACCAGAAGGTGGTAACCAAGTAAAACTAGGTACTTTCCATTCTATTATAGAAACACTTGTAGCTCATGCTAGTCCTAAGTATATAGACATAGATGTACCACCACCGGGTCCTAGAGCTGCTGCTAGAGCAGAGCTTATAGAAAAGTTCCTACAAGGTGCTCATCACATGATTCAACAAAATACTCCTGTACAAAGAGAGATAGTAAAACATCAAGGATTGTATGGTGTTGCATGGGCAAAATACGAATTTGCTGGACACATGTGGAGTGATTTCCCAGACCAAGAAGAAGGTGAGTCAGATGCTTCATACAAGGAGAAAATACAGCAAATCATTACTGACAGAAAATTTAATTTCCCAATAATTGCTGAGGTTGTGAATCCTCAAGAGTGTGTGTGGGATATAGCATCTACAAATCCTAGATGGATTATAAAGTTTTGTGAGATGGATGCTTCATGGGTAAAAGCACACTTTCCAGAATACGAAGGTAAAGTAAGTGGAACTGTAGAGTTTTTAGAAGTATGGACATCTACCCATGTAGGTTATGTAGCTGATGATAGATGGGCTATGCAGCCTAGACAACACAATTACGGAAAAATACCTTTTGTACAGTACTACCCACAAATGGGTGTAAAAACTATAGGTAGAAAGCCAGAACATCTATATAGAGGTATAGGTCATGGTAACTTTGGTATGCTTAGAGCAGAATCAAGATTAGCATCGCAGTACTTAGATATAGTCGGTAGAAATGCTTGGGCTAATATTTCATTCAGAGGACCTAGAGGTCTTACAGAAGAAGTTATGTCAGAGTATTCTCAAGAGCCGGGTGCTAGAAACTATGTACCACCTAATGTTGAAGTAGTTCCAGACCCAGTAGCAGAGGCACCACAAAGTATATTAATAGCTATGCAAACTATAAAAGGTGCGATAGAAGCTAATACAGTTCCTAGCGTAACTAGAGGAGAAAGACCAGTAGGAGCAGCATCTGGTTATCATACTGCTGTTCTTGCAGGTATAGCTAGTTTAAACTTTAGTGCTGTAGCAAATGCAACCGAAAGAGGTATGCAGGAAGCTAACGAAATATTATTAAGGATAGTTGAAGATGTAATTATGGATGAAGTTACCGTATTTGGTAAAACAGAATCAGGTAACTTAGATGCTAAACTAAAACCTAACGACATTCGTGGACATCATGTAAGCATAGTTAGGTTAAATAGCACTAGCCCAGAAGAACAAGAAAGAAAACTAGGTCTTTGGAGAGATACTTGGAGAACTGGTTTCGTAGATTGGGCAACAGCATTACGAAGTGCTGGTGTATCTAACCCATTAGAAGTTATAGGTAACAGGATAGCTGAAGATTTCTTTGAAATGCCTGAAGTTAAAGGATTGTTTGCTCAGATAGCTGCAGAAAAACTACCTCAACTATCTCAAGCTATACAAGCAGCAACAGGTACTACTACAGATAATGCTACATCTATAGCTGCTAATATATTAAATACACAAGGTTCTACTCAATTAACTAATCCGGGTAATTTTAGTCCGGGTAATCAAGCTGCTGCAGGTGGTGGACAAGTACCTAGACCAGTAATGCCGGGTAGTTTAGAAGAAATGAATCAGGTAGGTAGACAGATAGCAGGACCTAGAAGTGGACCTAGAAGAACAGTTGGAGCAGATATGGCTCCGGGAGGTGGTAACTACTAATGGCTAGACAAAATAGTAATAGTTTAGATATAGGATTTAGTAAATTCCTAGATTATGCTACCCTAGCATTAAAGGCAGTAGATAATAGATATAAAGAATTTGAAGTGCCAGAGGTAAAACAAAAACAGCAAAGAGTAGTGAAACCTAAACCAATAAATTTAAATAACCCATTTCAAGGAGATTTTTAAATGCCGTGGATACAAACAGAAGAAGGTGGATTAGTTTGGGAGCCGGATAATAGTTCTACAATGACAGCAGCTACTCCTTATACAAGTGCAGTAGCACCACCACCGGGTACAACAAATCCTATTCCCGAAGCAGCTAGTAATACTAACATGATAACTGGAACAGATATGGTTTCAATGGGCAATATGTTTGAATCAGGTGGTCCGTTTATGAACATTCAATCATTTGGAGCTAGTGGACAAGATATTATTCCAGAAATGATAGAAAGTGTAGATGGGGGTCCAAATTTTCCTCCATCAGAAACAGGCATAAAAGATGCTGATTTACCAGTTGAATTTAGAAATTTACAGCTTAGAAATACTATTACTCAAAATATGTTAAATCAAAACCCAGAAGCATTTCGTAACGCAATGATAGCTGGTGGTAAAGATTATATAAATCAAGTACCTGTTGATGAATTTATAAGAAATTCTCAAAGAGAAGGCATGTATAGTGATGGTTCTATAGATACTATATTAGCTTTTGCTAATCAAATGGGAGCATCACCTCAAGACATTTTAGATATGTATGCTCCGGGTGGATTAGGAGACCCACAAAGAAGGATTTTAGATAAAATAGCAGCAGACCCAAGTGGAATGAGTCTTAGTGCTGAAGAAAGAGCAGAAGCTGAAGCAATAAGAGCTTCAATGGAAGCAGGTACATATTTTTCTGATTATGCTTTTAACACGCTTAATATGGAACGACCTGATTTAGGTCTTAATCCAATGGAAACTACGGTAGGTCCTGATGGAAATATGATTGGAAGTGGTTTACCGGGAAGTCAAGTTCAAGGTTTTTCACCTGATGAACAAATACAATCACAAGATTATTTACGAGAAATACAAAAATATTTAACAGGTTTAACAGATGTAGTTCCAACATTACCTACTAACTTAGCACGAACTTATGTAGACGCAGCAGGTATACAACAACCTACTCCTGAATACCAAACACTATTAGATGCTTATCAAGGTGCACTAGCAGAACAAACTGGTAGAGAAATGCAACAAACTGAATTTGATAGAGAATTGCAACTTCAACAAAATCAGTTAGATGCTGACTCAGAAGCTTTAGCAAAAACATTAGATTCAAATAACTTTGCTGCTTACATACAAGCTTATAATAATGATAATAATATTACGCTTAAAAGGTATTTAGAAAGCAGAGAAAACTCTCTTGAAAGATTTAGAATAGAACAATCGCAACAGTTAGCAAGAATTACTGGGCAAAATGACAAAGAAATACAAGAAATGATTTCTCAAGCTCAGCAATATGTAGCAGAAAGAAATGGAATTAGTGCTAGAGAAGTAGCAGATATACAAGCTGGTGTTGCAAGTCAAGTAAGTAAAGATGAAATTACTATTGCTGGTATTCAGCAACAAATGCAACAAGAAATTGCTAGATTAACTGGATTAGATGAAAGATATATAGCAGACCAACAAGCTGAAGCTCAGAAAACTATAGCAGCAGAAAATAGGGCTGCAGAAGAAAGAATAGCATTAGAAAGTAGAACTGCTAATATTGCAATCGCACAAAGCACTAATACAGCAGAAACTGAAATAGCAAAAATAAGTGCAGATGCACAGATACAGATAGCAGAAGATAATAGAATATCTCAAGAAAAAGTAGCTCTGGCAAATTCATTAAATGTAGTTGCAGCAGCAGAAGCTACAGGTTTAAGTCAAGAAAAAGTTGCACAGATTCAAGGAGATTATAATAAAGCAGTAGCAGAAGCCACTGGATTGTCAGCACAAGAAGTTGCAAGAATACAAGGATTATCTCAAGAACAAATAGCTAAAATTAAAGCAGCATCTGAAGTTCAAGTAGCTCAACAAGCAGCTCAAGCACAAACAGGTGCAGCTCAGTTAGGAGCAGCAGAGCAAAGATTTGCAACTACTACACAAGCAGGAACAGAAAGAGCTATTGCACAATTACAAGCTGATACACAAACAAGAATAGCTCAAATACAATCTGATACTAGCAGAGACCAAGCAGCAAAAAATTTAGAAATAGCAACTGTTCAACAACAAGCTCAGGAAGCTGTAGCAAGAATACAACAAGAAGGACAATTAGCTATTGCTCAACAACAGACTAATCCGTTTGGGTTATCTGCTGAAGAATATATGGCTATGCAAAGTGCTCCGGGTGCAGTAAGTCCTGCAGATACATTAAGTACTCAGCAGTATATAGATTTACAAAACTCACTTGCTAGAGGTGGTCTAAGTCCAGCACAACAAATTCAATTATATGAAGCACAGCAACAAGCACAAGCAAGTGCTCAAAGAGGAGGATTAACTCCACAAGACTTTATTAGTTTGCAAGAATCTGTAGCAAGAGGTGGTCTTACACCTGAGCAGAGATTAGCTGAACAACAACAAGGTCAATCAGTACAAGCATTAACTGCATTATTAACATTATTATCTAACCCTAGTGCTTTAGGTGCACTATCTACACTATCATCAGGTCAGACACCATTTGGTGGTGCAATACCTAGTGCAGCAGCATTACAGGGTAGGTCAAATGAGTTCTTAAACTTCTTACAAGGAGCTTTTGGAGCATTAGGTGTAACACCTTCTGCTTTAGTTAATTTAATACAAGGAGTAACTC